CAGGTGCGACAAGTGCTACCTATACTACTCCTGCCTTAGTATTTGCTGATGATAATGATGACAGATATAAATGTACACTAAGTCTAGTAGGTGCTCAGAGTGATATAGAGTCAACTTATGCTGTACAGACAGTTCTTAGAGTCATCTCTATTCAAACTCATCCACAACCACAAACTGTTATTGAAGGACAGACAGCAACCTTTAGTATCGTTGCTTCTATTACCAGTGGAACATTAAACTACCAGTGGCAGAAGACAACTGACAGTGGTGCTAATTGGGCAAATATAAATGGTGCGACAAGTGCTAGCTATACTACACCCGCACAACCATTCCCAACAAACTATAACGAGTATCGTTGTGTATTATCTAACAGCAATGCGATATCAGTTACATCAAACTCTGCTACTATAACTGTTAATGAGTCTGAGTTCGTAGAAGCAGCTGCTTCTATGGAGGTCAATATAGATCAAACAACTAACTTGACATTCAATAGACAACCTACATTTACAGCAGGAGCATTTGTATCACAGTACGCAGGGTCAACACACCAAGCATCGTTCTGGATAATCAAGAGAGTGGCAGATAACGTGACAGTATATGATACAGCACAGATCACTGTACCTGACTTATCACAAGGTGATACTGGTAACTTGACTACATTTACAGTACCAGCTGGTACACTTGACTTCGCAGTTACATACTCTGTACAAGTCAAATATAAGGATAACGCAGGACTACAAAGTAATTACTCATCTCCTGTACAGTTTGCTACACCTGTAGTAGATCAACCAGAAGTACAAACTATTACTCCCGCATTTAATCCTACAATCAACGTTCTAACTCCTGAGATCAAGGCAGGATATGGACATAACTCAACTGACTGGCAGTTCTCACAGGGAGATACTTTCATTAACATTGAACATCAATCGTTAGGAAACTCTACTAACCTACAGTCTTATACTTTACCAGGTGACGTTACACTGTTACCTACAACTACATATTATGTAAGAGTGAGATTCAACGTGGATACAGTCTAATGGCAAAACCAAGTAGTAAAGCAACTCTAGCAGAGTATGCTTTAAGAAAACTAGGAGCACCAGTCCTAGAAATAAACGTAGATGACGATCAGATAGATGATCTGATTGATGATGCTTTGCAGTTTTTTCAAGAGAGATCTACTGACGGATATATCAGAACGTTTTTAAAGTATAAGTTTGATCAAGCAACTATAGACTTGATGAAGACTGACACAACTACCACAGTGACACAGGTAGGTGCTAGACAACCAGAGTTTCTTGAGCAGAATAATTTTATTACCATGCCTGAGCATGTTACCTCAGTCATTAAGATATTTGATTTCACATCTAAGAATACTACTAACTTGTTTGATGTAAGATACCAGTGGAGATTAAATGATCTTTGGGATCTAACTCAGACAGAGATTCTTACATATGAAATGGTAAACAGAAGACTAGAAGATATATACTGGTTACTAGAAGGACAGAAACAAATAAGATTCCAAGCAAGAGGAGACAGGTTATACATGGATCTTGACTTCAAGACTGATGTAAACGATGGTGACTTTATAGTATTTGATGCATACAGAGCATTGGATCCTTCATCATTTACTACACTATATGATGACATCTTCCTCAAGAGATATACCACACAACTCATCAAGAGACAGTGGGGTCAGAACTTGAGTAAGTTCCAAGGTGCTCAGTTACCTGGTGGTATCACTATGAATGGTGATCAAATATATCAACAGGCACAACAAGAGTTAGATAGGATAGAAGAAGAGATGTTAACTAAGTATGAAATGCCCCCAATGGATATGATCGGATAATGGCAAGAAACGTATTCTTCACACACGGTACTCGTAACGAGCAGTTCCTTCAACAGAACCTTGTTGAGGAGTATATCAAAATGTTTGGTATGGATGTACTGTACATCCCTAGACAGTTGATACAAAAAGATAATGTGTTTAATGAAGAAGTAGTATCACAGTTTGATGACTCATATATTATAGAAGCATACCTAGAAAACTTTGATGGTTTCCAAGGTGGTGGAGATCTATTGACTAAGTTTGGTATCAGACAGACTGATGAAATAACTATGGTTATATCACAGCAGAGATTTAGTGATCTTATATCTCAGTTCCTATTGTTAGATGAGGACATAGAGGTAGGAGAGAGACCACAAGAAGGAGATTTAATATATTTCCCACTATCATCTAACTATTTCGAGATCAAATTTGTAGAGCATGAAGAACCATTCTATCAGTTAGGTAAGAACTATACATATAAACTAAAAGCAGAACTCTTCGAGTACAGCGACGAAGGTGGAGAGTTCTTCGCAGGAGACGACGAGTTAATAGATACAGGTTATACTGTACAATACTATTATCTTGTCACACCTGGCGAGTCAGCAGCTGCGACTCCATTATTAGATGGAGATGTAGTATCTCAAGGTATCATTACTACTAATGGTAGTAAGTATAACTTTACACCGACTGTCACTGTCACAGGTGATGGTACAAATGCCACAGCACATGCTGAAATGATAGTGGTAAACGTGGGTGGATCTATTCCTATCACCCCAGCTGTCTTAGATCCTACTGTGAAAAACGGTAAGATGGTTGGTCTAGAAATTATTAACGGAGGAAGCGGTTATGATGTATCTCGATCTAGTATTGATTTCACTGATCCTAGCAGCTCAGGCACCAAACCTGTGGTCGTTCCGACTTTTAACTCGTCTGGTTCGCTCACTAAAGTTGAGATTACTAATGAGGGATCAGGCTATGATTCAGTCGAGAGGATAGTTATTGATGCGGGTGGTAGTGGATATACTACTGCTCAGTTTGATATAGAATCTGTACCAGCTGGACTGTCTGGTTCTTTCCAAGATGGAGAAACAGTCACAGGTGGAACTACAAGTGGTACAGCTATGGTTGCTGACTGGGATAAATCTGAAGGCTGGTTGAAATTAAAATCACCGACAGATGACTTCCAAATTGGTGAACTATTGGTAGGTAATACCAGTGGTGCGTCAATAACGATACATAGTTATGACGCAATGAAGACAACAGATACTAAATACTCTGAGTCTTCCACGTTTGAGACACTTGCTGATGATATAATTGACTTCAGTGAAGGTAACCCATTTGGTTTAGGAACATAACATGTTAGGTGAATACACATATAATAAAGTCATCCGTAAATGCGTTATAGGATTTGGTACTTTATTCAATAATATAGAAGTTAGGAAAGAGACAGGTGGTACAACCTATCAGAAAATGAAAGTACCTCTTGCCTACGGTCCTAAGCAAAAGTTTTTAGCAAGACTAGAGGGACAACCAGAATTAAACAAGAAGGTTGCTATCACTCTACCTAGATTATCATTTGAACTGTCTGGTATATCATATGACAGTAGCAGAAAGTTAACTCCTATTACGACTGACTTTAAAAAAGATGGTAAGAATGTAAGAAAGATATTCACACCCGTACCATATAATCTAGACTTTAATTTGTCTATACTATCAAAGACAAACGACGAAGCGTTGGAAATTATAGAACAGATAGTTCCTGTATTCCAACCATCATACAATATTACTATCAGAATGATAGATGATATCAACGAGTACCGTGATATACCAATCGTTTTAAATAGTATTGCCTACGCAGATGAGTATGAAGGTAACTTTGATCAACGTAAACTAACTACGATTGACTGTACCTTTACAGTTAAAGCATACATCTTCGGACCTACATCTACACAGAAACCAATCAAGAAAGCAAAAGTTGCTTACGATACTGGTACACCAGCTGTACCTAATCGTCGTGTACTGTACGAAGTAGAACCTACTGCCTTACGTGATAAGGATAGTGATGGAGCAGGACTGACTATCACAGCACAGGTAAATAGTAAGGTAGCTACACTACCAGTTGTAGACTCAACTGTGATCAGTATAGGTGACTATATTGAGATCAATAACGAAGTTATGAAGGTCAAGAGTAAACCAGATGGTACAACTATTACTGTACTTCGTGGTCAAAATGCCACAACTCAATCTGCTCATGCGAGTGGTTCAGTTATAGATATTATAACAACCGCTGACACAGAACTATTAGATAGTGATGATGACTTCGGATTCAACGAAATGACTTCTTTCTATGGATAACAATTTCGGTGGTTTAGAAAAGGCGTTTGACACCTCTGAACCTAAACCCAAAAAGACAAAAGTTATACAGAATACTGATGATCAGATAACTGATGATCATGAGTATGCTAGATCTAATCTTTATTCTCTTATAGAGAAAGGACAAGAGGCAGTCGATGGTGCTTTAGATGTAGCACAGGGAAGTGATCACCCCAGAGCATATGAAGTAGCAGGACAGTTAATCAAACACGTCGGTGACGTTGCTGATAAACTCATGGCACTTCAGAAGACAACCAAAGAAGTAAAGGAAGAGAAAAAGAAAGGACCTTCCACAGTCAACAACGCCTTATTTGTTGGTAGCACAGCAGATTTACAGAAGATGTTGAAGAATGCTTCCAAGGATAAATAAGTAAGAACCAACTATTATTAACATGTCAGTATTAAAAGTAGTGCAGGATGGACCTACGGTGACCGTCGGTAGTGCTGCCAACACACAAAGTACAGCACTATCTGTGAAGACAGGTATCTATCGCTTCGCTGCTGAAGTCGCAAAGGGCGGTGCTGCCATACAGCTAGGTGGAGCTGCCAATGCCACTAACTCAAGTTTGTATGTAGAGAAAGGCGAATCAGTCATCGTTAAAGGTGATAGCCCAGTCCGTATGGGTATCACAGGTGCCACTGCTGCTAACCCAGTAGTATTCACAATAGAAAGATCAGGTGGAAATCATAATCAGATCAAAGTAGGAGACTACGTTACAGTTACAGGTTCATCTACAGCGGCATACAACTTATCTCATGTTGAGGTAACTGCTGCTACACCTACTACGTTTACAATAGGTGGTACAGATGGATCAGGTTTCGCAGCATTCTCAGGAACAGCAGAAGTGCGTAATTCTATGAAGTATGCTATAATGCCTAAGACAGCCTCAGGTGCTACAGTTCACTGTACTGAGGTTCAAGTAGTTGTATCATAATGATTACAGAAGCTGCGAGACTGAATGAGTATGGTAAATACTATTACGTCGAGTTGGTTTGGCGTGGTAGACCCTACCGTGTACAGATATTCTTCCCTAAGCTTCAGAAACCTCAACGTCAGGATATCCAGAAACAAGCTGGCAAGATATATCCTGGTGCTAGAATAGTATCATACGTAGAGGCAAGTCGTTCCAACGATTTACCTATGCTATTCGCTATTGATTATTTCTAATGCAATTCAGAGAAGACGACATACTAGAATTACTAGACATGTGTCGTACAACAGATAAATGTAGTGTGAAACTTATACGTAAGTTAGAAGACTACCTAGAACAATATTCTTGTGATGAAAGTTTGGCACGAACATATCCCCCCTTCCCTTTTTAACAAGTTAAAAGATGCTTGTATAGAAAGGAGGAAGGACGAAGACTGGAATTATAATGACAAATTAGTTGGTGCTTTGAATCAACAGTCATCTCTCGTTCCTACTGAAGGGTTAGAGGATTATCTCGTCCATACTTCACAGAATATCTGGCATACATTTTTTCAGACATGCCCATACACAGGAGAATTTGATCCAAAGTATCTGGAACTCCGCGAACTATGGGTAAACTATCAAAAACCTGGTCAATATAATCCTTACCATTGCCATCACGGTGTGGTAAGTTTTGTCATTTTTGTAGACATACCATACGGTGTGGAAGAACGGAAAAACTTTGCTAGTGATGGTGGATTCCAACTGGAAGATAGACTTATCAATGTAGATAAGTCATGGAACGGACAGGTTTTGATGTTCCCTGCCTCAACTAATCATGCAGTATATCCTTATCATTCAACAGACAAGGAAAGAATTACCGTAGCAGGAAATTTATTCTGGAAAGTGTGCTAAATATATTAGCACCAATTATCGCCATGTCTGAAGTACCAGAGGATCGCCTCACAGCCCAGTTGGACTTTGAGGAAGATATGAAAGAGAACCCTGAGTTCTACCAAGATTATCTAACAGCACACCATAATGAATATCCAGAAGCACCTCACTGGGATTATATAATAGACAAGTGGGTAGCATATGATCATGGAGTCACTATGTTCTTTGACAAAGAGTCAGAAGCACGTGACTGGTATTCGCTAAATACCCATAGTACAAGTAGTTAAACAGTTATAATGTCACTGACGATTCGTAGATTACCTGAACAGGATAACAATCTGCTCAGACCCCCATCAAGTATAGCACCTAACCAAAATGGTGACGTAGTATTGGAAGCAACTTCTAATACAGTCCTTACCATGAAGTTGAAGGGTACTGATGGTGTCGTCAGAAACTTTGACGTTGGTGGTGGTGGATCAACGATTGGTACAGAATATGATATTCGTGCTATCGCAGCTACATCTCCTGATGTTACATTTAGATTGACATCTTCTTACTCTGTGTTAGATGATATTACCTTTAAAGGTAACTCACAGCAGATTATTATTAGTAGAATAGACGACGATAATATACAATTTGCTTTCCCTAACGATGTCACTATGCCTAATGACTTAACAGTCTCAGGTGACTTGACAGTTAACGGAACTACAACTACAGTAAACTCT